AGAGTTTGAGGACAGCATCCCTACGATCTACACCGACGAGCAACTCAAAGAGATGGGCATAGCCAAAGAGGAATTTGAACGTGCAGTTGCATAACTTATTTCCCATCCCTGTAGGCTTTGCTGAACTAGGTCGCCCCTTGTCAGATGAGGAGTTGTTCTTCATCCGTGAGCTACAGACAAGACCCAACATGGGTAACACCACAAGCACGAACAACTTTGTGCTGCGTGACCCTGCGCTAACGTCCCTGCGCTCATTCATTGAAGATTCGGTATCGGATTACTTCAAAAGCACAGTCAATCCCAAGCACAACGTAAGCCTACGAGTCACGCAAAGCTGGTGTAACTACTCAGAGCCTGGGCAATACCATCACAAACATGCACATCCTAATAGCTACATCTCAGGCGTGTTCTACGTTCAGACTAACGCTGATGACAAAATTTTCTTTTACAAAGATGGCTGGCAGCAGATCAAGTTCCCACCGTCAGAGTGGAACACATACAACTCAGAGTCTTGGTGGTTTGAGGCTTATGCAGGAAGATTGATTCTGTTTCCATCGTCATTGACGCACATGGTTCCTGAAGTCAAAGGTGATGACACAAGAATCTCACTATCGTTTAATACCTTCCCAGCCGGTGTTGTCGGGGAAGAGATGGACTTAACCGGATTAAAGCTGGAGGCGTAATGGCTCACTTCGCAAAGATTGATGAGAACAACATTGTTACTCAAGTAGTGGTGGTGGATAACAAGGACACCTCTGATGCTTCCGGCGTGGAGAAAGAGCATATCGGCGCTGCTCACTTAGAGAAGATTCTTGGCGGCACTTGGAAGCAGACCAGCTACAACGGCAACATGCGAAAGAACTACGCTGGGATCGGCTACACCTACAGGGCTGACATTGATGCGTTCGTACCGCCACAGCCTTTTGCTAGCTGGACGCTTAACGCAGACGCTCAATGGGAACCTCCAGTAGCAATGCCATCTGATGGCAAAATGTATAGCTGGGATGAAGCAACAACCTCTTGGACTGAAATAACAAGGTAAAAATGTGTTCGGTAACAGCGCTTACGCACAAACTCCGTATGCGAGCAACGCAGGTGCTGTAGTACCTGGACTTAACAGTGCAGTTACTGAAACTGCTACTGGGTCAGATTTACTTAATACAACACTAAACGCCCAAGCAAATTTAGTAGAAACCGCAACAGGCTCTGATGTTGTATTACCCAACGGTACGTTTAATGTAGCTAATGACGAGTTAGCTACTGCAACAGACGCTATTCAATCTAATAGCGTTATCAACGCTAGCGTTTCTGAAACAGCGTCAGGCTCCGATGCCACTGACAGCACAGATTTTGTTGTTAGCTACCTTGTTGTTGGCGGCGGCGGCGGCGCTGGTTGGGGTGGAGGCGGCGGCGGTGGTGTTGTTGAAACTTTAAATGTATCTTTATCATTAGGAAATTCATACCAAATAACAATAGGTCTTGGCGGACTTTCTACGCCATCAGGAGGCCCAACTAACGGCGGGGATTCTATATTTGCTAACGTAACCGCTTATGGTGGTGGTAGAGGCGGTACAACGGTTTCTGGTAGCCGAGCAGGGGCTGATGGAGGCTGCGGGGGCGGCGGGTACGGAAACGGAAATAACGGCGGCACAGGTTCGCAGGGCGGAAACGGCGCGGCTGGAACAACCATTAGTAGCACGCTATATGGTTCAGGCGGAGGCGGTGGCGGCGGTAATGGTGTATCTGGTACGGCTTCAGTCGCAGCAGATGGTGGCATAGGTTATTTGTCAGTAATCACGGGCAGCCGATATGCAGGGGGCGGTGGCGGTCGGTCAGCAGTAAATGGCACGGGCGGTCTTGGTGGCGGAGGTAATGCAGCCGGAACAACGCCGACTGCCGGAACTAATGGATTAGGTGGTGGCGGAGGTGGCGGCGGCGCAAATACAGGCGCGGCTGGTGGTTCTGGTGTTACTGTTCTTAAAATTAAAGATACTTATGCCGCTACGTTCACCGGCGGTGTTACCTATTCTCAAAGCACCGCTGGCGGATTTACAACCTACACCATTACAGTAGCAAACGCTAGCCAAACCGTAACATTTAACGCAACTGGGCTATCGGGCGCAGTTTCTGAAACAGCTACTGCAACTGATAGCGTATCAACGCAGGGAACATCAAATGTTACAGAAGATGAGACTGCAACCGCTACCGACGCAATCGCAGCAATTGCTACATTTAATAGTGTTGTAGCAGAAACAGCCACTGCGTCGGATGCTGTATTAAGTGGTCTTGTTACTGAAAGTAGTGTTGCTGAAACGGCTACCGCTACCGACGCCGTGTCGAGCACGTTTGCAATTCAAAGCGATGTTTCTGAAACTGCAACAGGCACGGATCAAGTTAGCGTAGGTATTATTTACCAAAGCGATGTAGCTGAGAGCGCTACGGCTTCAGATACTGTTAGTTCAACCTTTGTGCTTACTGGTTTAGTTGCGGAGGCGGCGGCAGCAACCGATAGCGTGTCAAGTACACATTCGTTAGTTGCGTCAATCAGCGAAACAAGCACTGGCACAGACGCTGTGTCAATTACAATTGACGGTAGTGGCAGTGTTGTAGAAAATGCTACTGCGACAGATGCTACGGCCCAAAACAAACTGCAAAGCGGTACGATTAGTGAGTTTGCCGTAGCTTCCGATGAGGCTTTTGCACTATCAATCTATCAAGCCTTAATTTCAGAGCTAACCACAGGTTCTGACCAGCTTGAGACATTGATGAGTCTTCAAGCTGCGATTGCAGAGTTAGGTACTGCAACCGATCAAATGTCAATACCATATGTGTATCAAAGTATTATTTCGGAAACAGCAATCGTCTCAGATCAATTTAATACGCAAGAGATTGCTGAACAGCTAGTTGTTAAGTTAAGATCGTTTACTGAACGAAGGAGATTTTGATGGCAATCAATCTTAAGGCAATTACATCGGTACTTGGTTACCAGCAGATCACCAGTTTAAGTTCTGCCACTGCGCTAACCGTACCCCAAAAAGATATAGCAGGCTTGGCTGGGTCGCCTCGTATTGCTATCATTACGCCCGAAGCTCAGGCTGTTCGTTGGCGGGATGATGGCGTAAATCCTACTTCAACGGTAGGTATGCCCTTAGCCGTAGGTGTTACTTTGCAATATGATGGTGACATCAACCAAATCAAATTTATCGAACAAGCCGCTGGCGCTAAATTGAACATCACTTATTATTCTTGATGAGGTCAACATGAACATTTCAAACGACGCTCCGGCGGTAAATTACGTTGACTACTTTACCAACCAATTTCCTAAAGATTTGGCTCAAATGGCCGTCTTGCGAGATGAGTTGGCTACTCGTCAAGGTGCGTTAACAGCGGCTGAAGATGCGGTTGCGGACCGTAAAAAAGCCGCGCAAGAACTTGAAGCCGCTAAAAAAGAAGCTGAAGCTATTCGCGCGGACGCTAAAAAAGAGCAGGACGCCGCCAGACAAGCAGTGCTTGAAGCTACGGCAAAAGCGCAAAAGTTAACTGATGAAGCCACCGCGTTGTCAGAAGAATCTCTCAAACGAGAACAAGCCGTTACTTCACGGGAAAAAATTATCGCCGCAAGAGAGAAAAGTTTAGACAGCAACGAGTTTGCTTTAGCTTCGGCACAAAAAGCCTTGGCTAACGAGCAAGAAGCGCTCAATAATCAAAAAGCAGCGCTAGAACTACGCATTAAAAATTTTCAAGATAAAGTTGCAGCGTTGACAGTTTAGTTGCCACATTAATTTCTGTAAGATATGATGTTTTAACTGTACCGGCCCAGTAGACCGGGACTCTAACGAGTAAGTCATGAGCGACGAAAGTCAAACCTTAGCGGAAGTAGAATCCGCGCCAGCACCCGAGGTGACGGCCACCACGGAGATTGCACAAAATGCGCCGGAGGTCGCTGAACAAGCGCCAGAGCAGACTGAGGAAAAGCGTTTTACCCAGGCTGAACTTGACGCGATGATCAGCAAACGCCTTGCAAGAGAGCAACGCAAGTGGGAACGAGAACAAAAGCTGCGGGCATCAACGCCCGATATGCCGTCTGGTGATCTACCCGCGCAAGATAGTTTTGCTTCGACTGAGGAATACGCGGAAGCGTTAGCCGAAAGAAAAGCTGCCGAACTACTTGCTCGACGGGATGCAGAAAGACAGCGAGCCGAAATTCTTGAGGTTTATCACGAGCGCGAAGAAGAAGCACGAACTAAGTACGAAGATTTTGAACAGGTCGCGTACAACCCTCGTCTTCCAATTACGTCAGTGATGGCCGAAACGATCCAAGCGTCTGATATTGGCCCCGAGGTGGCTTACTACCTTGGTTCTAATCCAAAAGAAGCTGATCGTATTGCCAAGTTGTCACCTTTTTTGCAGGCAAAAGAGATTGGGAAGATTGAAGCTAAATTAAGTGAAAATCCTCCTGTTAAGAAATCGTCGAGCGCCCCAGCGCCGATTCAGCCCGTCACTCCTCGGGGTGGCAACGCAAGAGTTTTAGACACGACTGACCCGCGTTCGATTAAGGAAATGTCAACGTCAGAGTGGATTGAAGCCGAGCGTCAAAGGCAGATTAAGAAGTGGGAAGCTCAAAACCGAGTCCGCTAATTTTTGAAAAGGAATTGTCATGGCAAATAGCCTACTTACCATCGACATGATTACTCGCAAGGCGCTTGAAATCCTTGAGAATAATCTTGTCTTAACTCGCAACGTAAATCGTCAGTACGACGACAGTTTTGCCGTCGAAGGCGCTAAGATTGGTTCGACCCTTCGTATCCGCCTACCGGACCGTGCGCTTGTGACGGACGGTGCTGCACTGCAAGTTCAAAGTGATAACGAGCAGTACACCACGTTAACGGTTGCTACGCAAAAGCACATCGGCGTTAACTTCACGTCTGCTGAATTGACGTTGCAGTTGGACGACTTTGCAGAGCGCGTGCTTAAGCCTCGTATCAGCCAGCTTGCTGCTAGCATTGACGCTGACGTTGCCAACTCGTATCAATACATTGGTAACACTGTTGGTACGCCAGGAACAACGCCCGCTACGTCGTTAGTTCTGTTGCAAGCACAGCAAAAACTTAACGAAAACGCTGCGGTTATGTCACCCCGTTACGCCACAGTCAATCCCGCTGCTAACGCTGGTTTGGTTGAAGGCATGAAAGGCCTTTTCAACCCCACCGATACCATTAGCCGCCAATTTAAAAACGGCATGATGGGTATGGGTGTGCTTGGGTTTGATGAGATCAACATGTCTCAGTCAATCAAGCAGTTCACGACCGGCTCGCGCACGGCTACTGGCGGTACAACGTCTGCTGCTGTAACAAGCGAAGGCGCAACCACCATTGCCATCACAGGCGCTGGCGCTAGCGCAACCGTTAAAGCTGGCGATGTGTTTACCGTGGCTGACTGCTATGCTGTTAACCCACAAACCCGCGAGTCCACTGGTTCGCTGTTCCAGTTTGTTGCGACGGTTGACGTCACGCTGAATGGCTCTGGCGCAGGTAACATCACTGTTGCTCCGATCTATTCTTCCGGTAATGCTCTAGCTACTGTTGCCAGCCTTCCTGCTGCTAGCAAAGCTGTTGTATTTGTCGGTGCAGCGTCTAGCCAGTACCCACAAAACCTGGTCTACCACAAAGACGCTATCACTTTTGCCACTGCCGATTTGATGATGCCGCAAGGCGTTGACATGGCGTCGCGTCAGGTGCACAACGGTATTTCGATGCGTATTGTTCGTCAGTACGACATCAACAACGACCGTATGCCCTGCCGTATTGACGTGCTGTACGGCTACAGCGTGATCCGTCCGCAAATGGCAGTTCGTCTCTGGGGCTAATCGATCTAGGGGGCTTTGGCCCCCTTACCCAATTATTTTTTGAAAGGATTTATCATGGCAATTCCTAATGGTGCTGGTGGCTATCAGTACAACGACGGTAATACCGGCGAGGCTTTGTTGTTCGTTCAGGGCGCGCCCACGGCACTAACTGGCGCAGCTACCGTTACGGCAGCACAACTAGCAAACGGTTTGTTTACGTTTGATGGTACGGCTGGCGCAATGACGCTGCCCACGGTTGCGTTGCTTGAAGATGAAATTTCTTCGGCAGCTAAAGTTAACGCAGCGTTCACGTTTGCTGTCGTTAATATTGACAGCGCTGACGCTATAACCGTGACCGCCGGTACGGGCTGGACTATTGTTGGCACCGCTGCTGTGTCAGCTAACACGTCGTCGCAATGGCTTGCTCGCAAGACCGGCGTTGGCACTTGGACGGCTTACCGTATTGCGTAACTAATAGGGGGTTCGCCCCCTATTTTTGAAAGGATTAGCTATGTCAAACACTAAACCTATTGGCGTTGCTTTTACAGACCAAGACATTATCGGCTCACAATACGTGCTGTCCGGTGAACAGTTTGGCTACACGGCAGACGCTCAAGGTACTGTGACCCAAGCTACCAGCAAGTCTACGGCTGTTACGCTTAACAAGTCAGCCGGTCAAATCACGATGAACAGCGCAGCTTTAGCGAGCGTAACCAACGTGACTTTCACGTTGAACAACTCGTTCATTTCTGCAAATGACATTTTGATTTTGAACGTAAGTGGCGGCGCTACTGCTGGTGCCTACAACTGTTGGGTTTCGGGTTTAAGCGCAGGTTCTGCGTCTATTACCGTACGCAACATCTCAGGCGGATCATTGTCTGAGGCTGTTGTTATTAATTTTGCTCTTATCCATTGCGTGTAAGGCGCGGGGGCTAATAACCCCCATGTAAATTATGGCCGTCATCTATCTTCGTCACGCCACTCACGGCGCTAAAGTCGCTATATCTGATAAGGAAGCCGATAACGATAGAGAAAACGGCTGGGAAGTGTATGATCCTAATGATGTAGAAGATGAGATGGAGCCAGTTAACGAGCTTCAGCCTCGTCGTCGCAGCCGTAGAACTCAGGAGGTTGAGTTATGACAACTGCCGCTGAACTTATTAACGGGTCACTTCGTCTTCTTGGTGTTTTAGCTGAAGGTGAAGAACCTTCGGTTGCGGTCATGCAAGACTCTATCATGGCGATGAATCAAATGATTCAGTCATGGGACACTGAGCGTTTGTCAGTCTTTAGTACGCAAGATCAAGTGTTTACTTGGCCTGCGTACACTATGTCGCGCACGATTGGCCCTACCGGCGATTTTGTAGGCAACCGCCCTATTGAAATTGATGACGCGACTTACTTCAAAGACCCATCGTCGGGACTGTCGTTCGGCATCAAGATTATTAATCAGCAGCAATACGACGGTATTGCGTTTAAGACAGTGACGTCCACGTATCCGCAAGTAATGTGGATCAACAATACGTTCCCTGACATGGAAATTACTGTCTATCCAATACCTATCAAAGCGCTGGAATGGCACATTATTTCTGTAGAAACGCTGACGGAAGTCTCAAGCGTCGCTACAGACATGTATTTTCCGCCAGGCTATTTGCGTGCGTTTCGCTACAACTTAGCCTGTGAACTAGCACCTGAGTTTGGTGTTGAACCTTCGCCGCAAGTGCAGCGTATCGCCATGTCAAGCAAGCGCAACATCAAGCGCATCAACTTCCCCGGCGATCTTATGGCGATACCTTACCCGATTGTTGCAACGCGTCAACGGTATAACATCTACGCTAACAACTTCTAATGAAAACACCGATTCTTGGATCGACTTACGTTGCCCGTTCCGTCAACGCAGCCGATGCGAGGATGGTCAATTTGTTTCCAGAAGTTGTGCCGGAAGGCGGCAAAGAGCCTGCCTTTCTTCAGCGCTGTCCTGGCTTACTCAACCTTGCTACGGTTGGTAGCGGACCTATTCGTGGGTTGTGGACTTTTTCGTCTGACAACAACACGGCGTTTGTTGTGTCGGGCAATGAACTGTACAAAATAAATACTAGTTATGCCGCGACGTTACTTGGTTCTATTCCTGGTACTGGCCCTGTCAGTATGGCCGACAACGGCATCCAGTTGTTTATCGCTTGTAACGGGCCAAGCTACATTTACAACAATAGTACCGGCGTATTTGGGCAAATTGTAGATGTTGATTTTCCTGGCGCCGTGACGGTTGGATATATTGATGGCTATTTTGTCTTTAACGAGCCTAACAGCCAGCGTATTTGGGTTACACAACTGCTCGACGGCACGTCGATTGAACCGCTGGATTTTGCTAGCGCGGAAGGTTCGCCTGATGGCGTTGTCGGTCTTATTGTTGATCACCGAGAAGTTTGGGTTTACGGTACAAACTCAGTTGAAGTATGGTACGACGCCGGTACGCCAGATTTCCCCCTTCAGCGCATACAAGGCGCGTTTAATGAAATTGGTTGCATCTCCGCGTACACCATCGCCAAAATGGACAACGGTTTGTTTTGGCTCGGCGCAGATGCCCGAGGGCAAGGTATTGTATACCGCGCTAACGGCTACACCGGGCAGCGCATCAGCACGCACGCGGTCGAATGGCAAATTCAGCAATATGGCAACTTGACGGACGCGCTTGCGTACACATATCAGCAAGACGGCCATAGCTTTTACGTCCTTATATTCCCTAGCGCCAACACGACGTGGGTCTATGACGTAGCGACAGGCGCATGGCATGAGCGCGCAGGTTGGAGCGACGGATCGTTTACGCGGCATCGCAGCAATTGTCAGATGGCGTTTAACAACCAAATCATTGTGGGCGACTATCAGAACGGCAACATCTACGCGTTTGATCTTGACACTTACGCTGATAACGGTCAGATACAAAAGTGGTTGCGCTCGTGGCGCGCATTACCAACAGGTCAAAACAATCTTAAGCGCACCGCACAACACGCCATGCAGCTTGACATGGAGTCGGGCGTTGGGCTAGCAACAGGCCAAGGCAGTAATCCAGAAGTTATGTTGCGCTGGTCTGACGATGGTGGTCATACGTGGTCTAATTATCGTACTACGTCAGTAGGCAAAATCGGCGAGTATTACTACCGTGTTTGGTTCCGTCGCTTGGGTATGACAATGAAATTGCGCGATCGCGTATATGAGTTGTCAATGACAGACCCTGTTAAGACTGCGATTATGGGTGCGGAAATTCTCATAACGCCAACCAATGCTTAATGTCACCAACATACCTGCGCCGCGCGTCAGCATTATTGATGAGCGAACAGGACTTATTTCGCGTGAATGGTATCGCTTTTTTTTAAATTTGTTTACGCTAGTAGGGCAAGGCAACAATCAAACAAGTCTTGATGACCTTCAAGTCGGACCTCCAGCGCAAAACATCAACATATTGGTATCAGGTAGTTCAACCGATTTAGCCCCTCTCCCTGCACCCATCACCTCAATAGCAGACAATCAAGCGCTGTTGCCCGCTAATTTGCAATTACCGGTCGATAACGGCCAAGCATTACTGCCTTCGGTTGTACAAGCGCTAGTGCAAAGTTACGCCGACTTAGCGCCTCCGGTCATCCCTCCAAGCATACCCACTAACGGTACGGTAACGAGCGTTAATGTGTCTGGTGGTACGACAGGCATGGCGTTTACTGGCGGTCCTATCACTACGTCAGGCACGATTACGATGTCTGGCACGTTAGGGACAGCTAACGGAGGCACAGGTGCCACTTCGCTTACAAGCGCGGGTATTGTCACATTAACTGACAGCCAAGTTATTACGGGCCAGAAAAATTTTACTAGTTTCTCCTGCACCTACGCAGGCGCGACTTACGCTACAACAAACGCTTATTTTGGTGAAAGCAGTGCTTATGCTGCAATAGGTGGCGTTAATGGCGTTGTATTGGCTAGCGGCGCAACTTATCCTGGCACGGGGCGATATGTAGCAGACGCGGTATCGTTCCGCCCGTACGCCACTACAACCTATAGTTGCGGAACATTAAGCCAGCGTTGGACAACGGTCTATTCACAAAACCTTGATTTGACGGGTGTTGTGGCCGCAGGTACTTGGAACGGGTCGACTATAACCACGGGTTACGGTGGTACTGGTGTTACCTCCACGCCGTCTAATGGACAATTATTAATTGGTAATGGGTCAGGATATTCGTTATCGACTTTAACTGCTGGCACTAACATAACCATAACTAACAGTTCTGGCGGCATCACAATTGCTGCTAGTGGTGGCGGCAGCGGCACCGTAACCAGCGTTAGCGGCAGCGGCGGCTCAACAGGCCTCACACTCACGGGCGGTCCTATCACGACGTCTGGTACGTTGACGCTAGGCGGCACGCTTGCAACGACTAGCGGCGGTACGGGCGCATCATCGCTTACTGGCGCAGGTATTGTCACGACAACAGATACACAAACCATCAGCGGCCAGAAAAATTTTACAAGCTACACCAATACCTTTTTAGGTACAACGTATGCTACTTCGGACGGCTCCGTTGCTAGCAACGCTTATTTTGGTGAAAACACTGCTTACGCCGTTATAGGAGGCGTTAATGGTGTTGTGCTGGCTAGCGGTGGGACTTTTCCCGGCACGTCTATTTTTGCGGGTGACAGCAACACTTGGCGTCCAACTACCGATAACGTCCGAGCTTTAGGAACTGCTTCGTTTCGATATACAGTTGTCTATGCGACAACGGGTACGATTAATACGTCAGATGCGTCGCAAAAGCAGCAGGTCCGTGAACTGTCGGATGCCGAGCAGCGTACAGCGCAGCGGGTCAAAAGACTTATCCGCGCCTTCAAATGGAACGACGCGGTTGAAGAAAAAAATGAAGCGGCGCGTATTCATTTTGGTGTTATCGCGCAAGATGTTCAAGAAGCATTTGCCGCCGAGGGCTTAGATGCGTCAAAATACGGTTTGTTTTGCAGTGACACATGGACCAACTCGGACGGATCGTCACAAACGCGTTTAGGCGTGCGTTACAGCGAATTGTTGGCTTTTGTCATCGCCGCACTTTAAGGACTACTATGACAACCATTTTATCCCCTAGCCCAAAACTTCAGTTTTTTGCTTCGGATGGCTCGTTGCTAGTTGGCGGCAAACTATACACCTACGCAGCCGGAACGACCACGCCGTTAGCGACTTACACCGATTCTACTGGGGCGACGGCTAACACGAACCCCATCATCTTAAGCGTACGCGGAGAGGCCAACGTCTGGTTAGGTACGTCGTCGTACAAATTTGTTCTTAAAGATAGCAACGACGTTCTTATCTGGACGGTCGATAACATCTCAACGGCGCAGGGTCTTATTGACGCCTTGAGCGCGTCTTTGGCTGCGGCATCTGGTTCTTCTTTGATTGGTTACTCGCCATCAGGCGCGGGCGCCGTAACGACAACGGTACAGGCCAAACTGCGCCAGACCATAAGCGTTAAAGATTTTGGTGCTACGGGCGACGGTACGACCGACGATACTGTGGCGTTCCAAAACGCGCTGACTGCTGCGACAGGTAAATCGCTTTACGTGCCTGCCGGTACATACGTCTGTACAGGGCTAACGATCTACAGCGGCACTAATATGTACGGCGACTCGCCTGCCACGTCGATTATCAAGGCCAAAAGCACCCTTGGCGCTACAACGCCGCTGTTAAAGAACCCCAATCAGACAGGCACTGCGTACGTTTACGTAGACAAAGGTATTAGCGTCAGCAACATCAAGTTTGACGGTAACAACTTAGGCCCGCGCACGGCTGAGTTGGTTTCGTTTGGTAAGGTCGAAGACGTTAACCTTACGAACTGCTACGTTTACAACGTGCAATACATTGGTGTCGCCATCGCCGGTTGTATCGCGGTTGGCATCAATAACTGTTTGTTTACTGAGTGTGGCAGCGACAGTGTGTTGGCCGAGGGTGGCGCTGCGTTGTGGATGGGTCCAGCCGTTGATACAACAAAATCTTACGACGTGAGCGTCAGTGAGAGCAGCTTTATAAGCAACAACTGGTCGGCCATGTACGCCAACGGCGATCGATTGTCGATCAACGGTAACTACTTGTCGAACAATAAAGAGTCGGGCATTTTTATGACCGGCAGCAACAATGTTATTGCAGACAATTGGATTAGCGGTCAAACAAAAAAGAACATATCTGCGTCAGGTATTGAGGCAGGCGGTAGTTTTCACACGATTAGCGGCAACTTTGTAGGTGATTGCGGCGACTACTGTATCGCCGTCACGGATGTGCAGTTCTCCACGATTACGGGTAACTCACTCTACAACCCACGCCGTGAGAGCGCGTCGTTCCCCAACGCAAGCTGCATCGGCATCATTTCGCTGACGGCTAGTCCAAACCAACCGCGCTACATTTTGATCGTCGGTAACAACATGTGGGCGCCATCAAATGACGCCTACGCTGCGGTGTACTTCTACGGCACGTCTTCCGCGCCGCAGTACGTCACAATTAATGATAACCAGATGAACGGCAACACATGGACGTCTGGTCAAGCAATCTATGTGTCGTCGGGGCAGGCGTCTGCGTCACAAATCTTCCGCGACAATCCTGGCGCGTTTGATGTGTTTGATCAAGGCGGCTACGCGTCGGGCCGCTTTTACGCTGGCGAGACATTATCGCCCGCTACGGCAGCAGGCACGTTGGCTGTGGCAGCTAACACTATGTATGTCATGCCGTTTAACGTAAGACAGTCGCAGCTTTGGACAAAGATTGGTTGCACGGTAACAACCGCTGGAACAGGCGTTTTTGCATACCTTGGCATCTATCGTATGGAAAACGGCATACCCACAACTAAAGTATTAGACGCAGGCGCGGTTGGCTTAACAACAACAGGAACTAAAGAGATCACTATTTCGCAGCCTTTACCGTCAGGCACTTACGCGCTTGTGCTGCTTGCCAACGCTAGCGGTGCTACGGTCAGGGCTGGAACACCTAGTGATGTGGCGTTAGCTACGGTAGGATGTAGTGCAGTAGGAACAGCGGACACGTTGATTACCGCCAGCCAAACTTACGGTACTTTACCGTCCACTTTCCCCGCCGTATCCTATTCATCCAGCAGCACACCCTTGCTGACGTTGCGCTATGGAGTTTAAAAAATGACTGTAACTGCAAAAACACTGGCCGAAGGCCAAATTATCCCCAACTCAAATACAACGGTGTATACCGCGCCGTTATCTGTGACGACGATCATCGATAAACTGACCACGGCTAATTACGATTCTGTAGCGCGTGTGATTACGATTAGCATCGTAGCGTCAGGTGGATCTGTAGGCGACGCGTATTACATAGGTAAGCAAACTTTAGCCGCATACGAAACGTATATCTGGCCTGAAGTTGTTGGGCAGATTCTTAGCCCTGGCGATTATGTGTCGGCTATTGCCAGCAACAATACCGGCGTTAACTTACGCATGAGTGGGCGCGAGATAACTTAAGGAGTACGGCTATGGCCGCATGGATGATACCCGCAGCAATTATTGGTAGCGCATTACTAGGTTCTAGCTCGGCTAAAAAAGCAGCTAGCGCGCAAGCTGACGCCGCTAATCGCGCTGCCGACTTGCAGATGCAGCAGTTTGAGCGCCAGGTTGAACTGCAAGAGCCTTGGCGTCAGGCGGGCATCACGGCGCTCAACAAGCTCACGCCGTTGGCGACTGAATATACGCCGTTCGGTATGCAGCAGTTCCAGCAAGACCCTGGCTACGCGTTTCGTATGCAAGAAGGTATGAAGGCACTGGAGCGATCGGCGGCGGCGCGAGGTGGCCTATTGTCGGGCGGTATGCTTAAAGGCGCGCAGCAATACGGCCAAGACCTAGCGTCGCAAGAGTACATGAACGCGTTCAACCGTTACCAAGCCGAGCGTAACGCACGTCTGAACCCCTTGCAGTCATTAGCAGGCATAGGCCAAACGGCAACGAACCAGTTAGGTCAGGCAGGACAGACGATGGCAGGCAACGTCGGTCAAGCGATGGGCGCTGCCGCACAAGCAAGAGCGTCTGGGTACGTGGGCGGCGCTAACGCACTATCGCAAGGTCTTGGTACGTACTTGAACTACCAGCAAGGCCAAAACTTTTTGAACGCCATGCGCCCTCAACAACCCGCCGCTGCTGCGCCTATCACTGATTATAGCTATGGTGGCTACACCTACTATGGAGGTTAATGATGGCTCTTGTTGACCCAAACATCGCGCTGTCATACAAGGGCGTCCAGCTTCAAGACCCGCTCGACCAGTACAGCAAGGCGTCTGCGGCGCAACTGAACGCGCTTAAGATGGAAGACCTAATGCAAGAGCGCGAGGCGCTAAATCAAATTCGATCGGCCATTACAGCTAAAGGTGGACCGCCAGACTTAGAAGCAGCCGCGCAAGCTATGGTTAGCACGGGCAGACCTCAATTTGTACAGTCTGGTATGGCGATACTTGAGAAATTAAGAAATCAAAAAGAATATGAACGGTATTTACGCGACGAAAACGCACCACCAGCGGCTGCGTCTGCTCCGGCTCCTGCTCCTGCCAATGCTTTAATCCCCGCAGCCGCCGAACCGCCGCCTGCTAACGCGATGGTAGCCCCGACTAGCGCAGCGGCACCAGCAGTAAGCCCAGAATCGCAAAAGCTAATGAGCAATATTCGTAGGGTTAGTCAATTAGGTGAAGCGGGTAAACCTGAAGTAGCAATTCTTAAAATGCGACTTGAAAATCAGTTGCGTGCTGAGTTGCCGCCTGAGACTATTCGCACAATGAAAACACTTGGATACCCAATTACACCAGAAGGGTACCAAGCGTTCCAGAGCGCCCAACGACCACCCCAACAATCGCGTAATCCTATTGCGGTGCTTGGGCCTAACAACAGGCCAACGTTAGTTACACCTGAGCAAGCTGTCGGCATGACACCTTTGACGCCGCCTGCTGTCCAGATATTAGGGTTGAATCCTAGAGACGCAAAAGAAGCCCCTGCACCAAGCGTCACGCAAATCCAAGACCCAACCGATCCTACGCAAATGATTACTATCGATGTAAGAAAGTATGAGGGCGGTGGTGTAGGGTCTCCAGGTGTTATTGGTTTAGCAGGCAAGACGCCTGCTGCAACGGCTGCGGCGACTAAGAAAGAAGAAGGTAAACAACAAGCTAGCGATATTCTTGATACGTTAGAGACAGCCTATACGGAATTAGACAGACGTAAAGCAGTACCAAGCGAGCGTCGCAGTGCAGGCGCTAACATATTAGCTTATGTTGCTGGCACAGGTGCCGGTCAGATAGCGGGACGTGTTGTTGGTACTGAAGCGCAAACACAGCGCGACATTATTCAAAGTTCAAGAAATCAGTTGCTTAACGCGGTCAAAAATGCTACAGGTATGTCCGCGCAGCAACTTAACTCTAACGTGGAATTCCGTTCTTGGCTTGAAGCGTTGTCTGATCCCACGCGTTCAATTGAAGCTAACCGAGCTATTCTGGAAAATATGCGAAAGTTTATTGCTAACAACGCTAAGAAAGCTGAAGCGCCCGCGTCTAAACCGTCGCCTGCACCAGCATCTGGCGGCTGGTCCGTCGTGAGGTAGTCATGGCCGATCAAATCTACAAGGTACGCGATCCTCAAGGCAACATCCGAGAAATCAGAGGACCGGCGGGCGCTAGTGACGAGGAAGTCATCGCGCAAGCACAACGGCTGTTTGCCCCGCCTGCCCCGGCACCTGCTGAACCACCTGCGCCCGAGCCGCGCAGCGAGGGGATGCCCACGGCACCTCGCCAAGGTTTGTTATATGACAGACAAAACCTTTATCAATCTGTTAGACCTTACGTAGCACCTACGATTGAAGCACTAGGATCAGCAGGCGGTGCTTTGTTAGGGGCGCCGCTTGGACCTCCCGGTGTTGTAGGTGGTGCCGGTTTAGGTTATGGGCTTGCTAAAGAGGCGCTTGAGTTAGGCGATGTCTATCTAGGTGGTAAAGAGCCACGCCAAGGCCCAGCTATTGCAACAGAGCCTGCTAAAAACGTCCTTGAGGGCGCAACTTATGAGTCAGGCGGACGCGTTGTTGGGCCGTTGCTCGGTAAGATGTTCGGTAAAGTTGTAGATTTTAAAAATTTACCGCAAAACAAAGCGGCGTATATAGCTCGCGCATCGTTAGGTGCCGATCTGGAACAGACTTTAGAAATATTGCGTAACGCGCCGCCTAACGCTAGTGTGGCTGAAATAACGGCTAAGATTCAAAACCCAACTTGGCAAGCGCTTGTTAAAAATTCGTTAGAGCAAAGCCAATCAGGTGCTCAGTATCTAAACAAGTTCGCCACGATGAGCCACGACGAAGGCGTCAACGCGTTAGCGAAACTGGCGGGCGGCGCAACTGCTACGGACGTGCGCGCTACGACGGACCTTATGAAACAGACGCTGCGCGACATCACATCGCCAGCACGTCAAGCAGCGTTGAACCGCGCTAACCTTGGTCAGCAAGTTGCACAGTATGAGGCTGAGGCCGGTAAGTTAAGCACTGAGGCGGCAGCGAAGGTGCAAGAGGTGCGCCGATTGATTGACCTTGGCGATCATGCGGCAGCAGCCGCGCGGCTGCAAGAGATCAAAGCGGGCGTACCGGCAGGGTCACGTTTTGCGCCTGCTAAGGTGCAGCCAGGCTACTCAAACACTTGGGCCGCGACGTTTACTTACCCTGGCAAGCTAGCGCAAATGTCTGACGAATGGGCGTCGAGGGCAGCAGAGGCGTCGCTCGATCTAGGTCAAGGCGCTAGGTTTGCTCAGTCTGCGGCAGACAGCCTGAGGGCGGCAGGCATTAAACCGCTCAAAGGCGATGAGATCGTAAGCCAGATTCGAGGCGTATTGAACAACCCTGAGTTTGCAGGCAACGATCTGCTTAGTGGCGCGGCTAAGAATGTCGCTAACGACATCGCTCAGTGGACTAAGAGCGGCGGTATTATCGACGCCAGAGCGTTAGATGCGATCCGTAAGAACTCCATTAATGCTACGGTGCAACAACTGCGCCCCGGCGTAGACGCTACAACGCAGCGCAACTTGGCGGCTAAGGTAACGGCTGAGTTAAAGCCAACACTCATTAACGCTATCGAAGCGGCAGGCGGTAAGGGCTATCGTGAGTACCTTGATGAGTTTTCCAAAGGTATGCAAAAGATCGCCGAAACCAAGCTGACCGGTGAAGCTGCTAGGCTATGGAAAACGGACAAAGACGCGTTTGTGCGTCTGGTGCAGAACGAAGCGCCCGACGTCGTTGAGAAGTTTCTTGGCCCAGGCAACTACAACATCGCCACGGAACTGAGCGAGAACACTATATCAACGCTACAGTCGTTGGCGTCAAAGCGCGCCAATCAACTAGCGTCTAGCAAACAAGCGTCTGACGGCCAGAAAGCACTAGCAACCTTACTAGAGGAAAACACATCGAAGTTTCGCTTACCTTCACTGCTAAACTTTTGGGCGACTGCGACAAATAAGACGCTTGCTGAATTGCAGACTGCGATAGGTAGCAAGAGCATGAAAATCCTTGCCGACGCTATGCAGTCGCCCCAAGGCGCAAAGAACCTGTTAGAAAAGTTGCCCGCGCAAGAGCGCAATAATGTGTTGAAGATCATTAGCAACCCATCAGCCTTTAAAAACAAAGCCGCGCAACGTGCCGCGGAGTTTATGAGAAGCGGAGCAACAACGACGTCTATTAATGCGCTAGCATCTGAACCCAGCGAAAATGCGCTGATCGATTAATAGGTAAGGAACATCATGGAGCACGATGTGGATACGCGTTTGACTGTCCATGAGGCAGTTTGTGCAGAGCGGTACAAGTCGATTGAACAGTCATTTGGTCGTGTCGAACAACGCTTCGACGATGGTTCGGCTAAGATGAAGCGCTTAGAGTACCTCATGTACGCCGTCATGGTCGCTGTGCTCCTTGGGCCTGGTGCTGCTGCAATTTTTTTTAAGAAGCTATTAGGTGTTTAAGTTAGGTAAAAGGTCTATCGAGCGTCTGCAAGGCGTTCATCCCGATCTTGTCAAGGTTGTCGAGCGCGCGATTGATCTGTCGCCCGTAGACTTTACGGTGCTTGAGGGCTTACGTTCGCCTGAGCGTCAACAGACTTTAGTAGCATCAGGCGCAAGTCAAACGCTTAACAGCCGTCACATCACAGGCCACGCCGTTGATCTTGGTGCATGGGTAGACAATCAAGTTGATTGGTCTTGGCCTTTGTACCATAAGATCGCCAACGCCATGAAAGCC